CCATCATAATCTAAAAGTGCACTATAATCGCTGCCACCACCCCCACCAACAGAACCACCGCCACCACCACCTCCAGGTCCACTAGTACCACTTTGACCTAAATTACCATCACCTATATTTTGATAGCGTGTATCTCTATAATCATTGCTTGGTTCTTTTGGTTTAACATAATCAGGCTCACCATCTGGAGTAGCTATTATAACTTTTATTGGTCCTTTTTCTACTGGAGTATCTATCGGAAGTTCTTTTTTAATTTTATCTTCTAAATGTAATTGTACATCGGTAAGTATTGGCTTTTGTACTACTGCTTTTTGTAAAACGGGATTTGATGTATCAAACATAGTACTACTTTCATATTTTTGTAATATTTTTCCAACCTCATCCATACTTGTATCTATACCAGTATCAAATGTTGTTTTTGTTATAATATTTTGTTTTGGTAAAGTATAGTTTATAGCTTCAATTAATAATTTTTTATATGTTTCTTTAATAGTGGTTTTAGATAAAGATAAAGATGGTTTTCCTTTTAATGGTTTACCATAATTTACATCATCTATTTTTGATACTTTATTTGTAAACTCATATATTGCGGATTGTAAAAAATTATTATATACATTTGTTGAAAATGTTTCAAAATCTTTCATTTTAAATTCCCCAACCATTTTATTAAACCAAATTTCTCTATATTTTGATTTTATAAAAGAACTTATTGTTAATGGAGATATTTCCTCTATAAATTTCAAAGCGTATTCTATTGTATCATCTCTAAATTCACCATTACTTGAGAAAAGAAAAAATCTTTCTTCTAAATTTGGATTTGGCGATTGAATACTTCTTATTGGAAATAATCTAATTTCAGTTCTTGATGGTGATATTTCTGAAATCCATAATTTATCATTTGCTATTTCACTACCCACTCTTTTATTAACTAAACTTATTTGTGTTTTAAAAATACCATTATCGTATCCAGCTTCCTTTAATAATCTTTCTATATCAATAAAATATTCAGCTGGTAATTTGTGTTTATGAAAGTACGTCCCTTCTGCTATTAAAAAATAGTCTCTTATATTTTCAGTTGTTAAAGATATGTATTTAACAAAAGACCCATCTTTTTGAGGTAATTGATTATCATTAGAATCATATATAATAAATTCTATGGCATCGTTTGAATCCAATCCAAAAAATGATTGATAATCTCCTTGTTCAAATATTTTTCTATCATTTGAATTAATTCGATATCCTTTATTATCAATTATATCCTTAAATGCTTTTATTGCCATATTTTAAAAATTAAGCGTAGGAATGAACCTTACCTTTAAATGATTTGTCTTCTGTTTTATTACCTTTTTTACCAGTAACACTTATAATTATATCTTCTTCATAATCTCTTTGAGATTTACCTAAACCTAAAAATCCTCTACTACCTGCAGGAACTTTTGATTGATTTGGTTTGTTAAAAGTTATTCTTTTTTTATCTCCTGCTTTTAAATCAAACGTACCTTCTATTTGAAAAAAAGTTTGCTTTATATTCACAGTAACATCTTCTAATGTTGATGCAATAACTTCTACCCAATTACTACTCCATCCTTTTGCATATCCAGCCGGTCCTTGTACTACACTACCTCCAGTATTTAAATCCATATCATATGCATATCCTTTACCTTCTCCTTTTAATGGGTCACCCTTTTCCCAAAGAATAGATGCTAATTGTCCAGTTGAAACTGCTCCAGCTGCTATTGCCTGCTCTTTTGCCGAAGCTGCTATTCTCAATGCATCAATCTCTTGTTGTAGTGATTGGTTTCTAGCATATAAAGAAACTCTTTGAATCGCTTCAGATGTTCCTTTTTGTATTGCGTTTTGTAACTCACCAATAGTACTTCCTATTTTTGTGGATATTTGAGAAGTTTGATTTTGATATGTAGCAACATTAAGATTTTTTAAATCTATTTCAACTCTTAAACTCTCAGATACAATTTCTACTTCTTGAACTTTTGCACTTAAATCTAATACAGTTTTATTTAATGTTGAAACTTGTACCGTTAAATCAACAACTGATTGAGTTACTTCATTATATATAGTACGAAGAACCATATCAGGAAGCTCAGGAGCTTTAACTGGTATAAGTTCTATTATATTAGTATCTATTGATTTTATTAACTCATCTTCATTATATTTTGGCTTTGTAAGCGTTCCAGAAATTACACCATCATCTGTAATAGTATCTTCAAACACATACACACCACGTCCATTTTTAGAATGTATGGCATGAGAACCACTTACTAAAAGTTCATTTATTAATACTTCATTTTGTAATCCAGTGTTTGCCATATTAATTCTTTACTAACATAAATGTTAAATTATCATCAAAATATTCTGATGAACCATTAACATCTATTTTAAATTCTATTTTATAGGTTCTATCAACTTCCCAATTTGAAAAATTAATTTTTATATAATTTCCTTGCGAATCACAACTAACTTTAGAATATTCACTAAATGGAATTATAACATCGTTTGATGAAAAATCTTTTATTTGATAATAAGTTGTATTTGGTAAATATTTTATATTAGAATATCCAAATACATTAGTAAATGTTTTAACAGGATATAATTCTCTACCAAAAACTCTTAAATTTTGTATTGTTTCGGATTTATATTCTTTTTTTAAATTAGATATAGATACTTTTATACCAGTTGTAATAAGAGGTGATAATGAGCCTGTATTAAAAATTTGGTCATCCCACCCAATTCTTATTTTTGGTTGATATATTGTATTTGTTTCTTTACTAAATAATTTTATAATACCATAGTTTTCTGTGTTTACTTCGTTTTCCACAGAATGTCTTAATATAATACCATCATTTTCAATAGAACCACTCATCCAATTTTGTAATAAATCTTTTATATCAATATTAATATCAGCTGTTTGATAATCAAAATTTTGAGTAGCTTCATAATTAGACCACCAAGTTCCACCAGTACCATTATCTGCGCTAGCGGTTGTTGATAAATTAAAATTATTTTCTAACCAATTCAATTTTGTATCACCTTCTCTATAATTCCAAGTTACACCTTGTGTTGAAATATTATCAAATCTAGTACCAATTCCCATTTCCCAACTTCCAGAAATAGGATTTGCATATATTGTATATGTTAAAGGAAGTTCTTCACTTTTAGTTTCTTTTAAAATCAAGGTTGCATCTTCCATAGATATTGATGCGTTTGATAAAGATGCAGATAAATAACCTACTTCAAATTTAAGTAAAGCATGAGATACATCTTTTATGTTTCCATAATATATTTTGCTTATTTCTAATATCTCATCCAAACCCGTATTTTGATTTGGTTGTTGAAGATATACTGTTGCATCTTTTGATGCTGTTAAAAAATAGTATGCCATTATCTTACTCTGCCTTTTATGTCTGCATCAGGAAACTTAATTTCAAAAACCGATGGGTCTAACGAAGGATAAACAATTTTATCTTTAGTTGCTGCCATTATATTGTATGAATTTGGAGAATATCTTCCACCACATTTATTATTTAATTTAACCATTGGAACTGATGATACTCCCTCTACATTAGCTATTAATAATTCAACTTCACTTAAATTAATTGTTTGATTAAATGTCCAATTATCAATGCTAAAATAGTTTTTTAATTGAGTTATACAATTTGTTAATATTTCATTCTTATTATAATTTGGATAAACTATAATTTCAAAATCCAATCCTATGTTTATAATAAACCCATCATTAATATTAATACCATCTGTCAACATACGATATTCATTCATATATGTTTTAAGATTTTCTTTAACACCTCTATTAAGATTTGTTAAATGGCCATTTGCATCATATCCTAACAAATATAAATTAATTGCAAATGGATTATTTTTTTCATTTTCATTTGAAGTCTTACCAATTAAAAATTTGGTAATTTGTTCTTGAATAGATTGTTGTGTTGGCTTTGATGATGCATTTACAAAAGAAGAAATTAATTGAGTAAATTCTTGCAAATGATTTGGAGATGCTAATATAGAAGATGGTGAATTATTATCTAATGTACCATCAGCAACAGCGTATGCTTTTGCAACTGCTCCATATTTTGATGGCATTGATAAAACTCGTACTTGGTAATCTCTAGCGGTTACTGCTCTATTTTGTGCACCAAAGTTTGCTAAAGCATTTTGTCTTATTTCTTCTAAACTTTCAGGACCTCTACCACCAGTAGCAGGTACTTCATTATCAACTGCTAATGAATTTTTAGCTTGTTGATAAATTGCTAAATCAGCCGATGAAAATAAAGAAATATTATCTTCAAATTCTACACCATTTATTTTTATAAGTTCCCCACTATTAATATTTGATTTAACACCACCACCAACATAATAAGTTACTGTTATTGTTGTATTTGCTGGAGATGTTCCATATGTTTTTGTTTTCAAAAAATTAGTTGGGTCAAACGATTCACCTAATCTATTAATAGAATTTGGTAATCCCAATCCTACATTTTTAAGATTTGGAATTAATGTTTCATCTGATGCCGTTGGGTCACCTGTTCCAAATTGTATAGTTGTTGTATTATCTCCGTTTGTTCTTACTGTAAATCTTTTTGGAGTTTTAATTGTTTTTAAAACATAAGGTACAGTAGATTTAAATTGATATAAATCAGGGTCATTAGCTTCAGTATTTGGTTGGTCTACAAAAATCATTTCTTGTCCCAAATATGGAACTTCATACCATTTATTATTATTACTATCTCTTACATCATATATTTCAATTATATCAGTATCATCCAATTCTATTGTTTGAAATGGTTCATAATCTGAAAAAGTTACTTCTTTTGTTTTTACTTGAGCCGAAATAACTTGTGCATATTTTTTAATTAAATAAAATGTAGGGTCTCCAGTTGTTGCATCTCTTTCATATACAGTTATTTCTCTATCCATTTCATTTGAAAAATCAACATTTTCTGTTGCGATGAATTGAATATCAGAATTTCTTGATGCTATACGCATACCTTGTTTTATTCTTAAATAAAATTTATCATCAGGCATATTATTTACACCAACTCCAATAGAAGGTACTAATTGATATAAAGAAAGAATTGATATTGATGGACCGGTAACTTTTGGTTTATATCCTAAAAATTGAGATAAACCAATTACACTTGAAATATCTTCTGCATATGGTAATAAGGATTCTTTTAAAGTATCATCGGTATAATAAGCAAGGACATCGCCAATATAAGATGCCATTTCAATAAACATCATACCAGGAGATGTTTCATTAAAATCAGAATAAGTTTTTGGATAATAAGTTTTAGCAAATTCAATTAAATTAGCTCTAAAGCTAGCAAAATCTTTGTTAAGATATTTTATATCCTTTCCTGTATTTTTAAAATTTTTATTTAGTGTTTGTATTGCCATTTTATCCCTTTAGATTAAAAGTTACTGTTTCTAAATTTGGTGTACCTGCTATACTAAAAGTTATAGAAACTCCTACTTGATTAGTATTTTTAAAATAATCTGATTGTTGTACATCTATTGAACTAACTGTAACATATGGTATCCAAGTTGCTAATGCATCCACTATTGTATTTTCTATTTTAGATGCCAATTCTTCATCATTTTGTTCAAATAATAATTCTTGCAATCCGCTACCCAATTGAGGTTGCATTATTCTTTCATATTTTTTTGTAAGTAACAAACTTTTAATATTAGATTTAACTTGGTCAGCTGTTTTAAAGCTTTGATTAAACGCAACATTACCTATTTGAATAGGTAAAGTTATTCCAATTGCATAGTCATCATATTGTTTAGTATCAATGACCAATTTTTTACCAAGTACTATTGCCATTACTTCTTATTAAATCTTTTTACAAGCTCAGAATAATCTCTATTCAAAGCTTTATCTATTGCTTCATTGCCTGTATTAACTCCCAATCCAGTTGGTTGAGGTCCTCTAGCTATATCACCATATCCCATTTTTTCAGCTACTGCTGTTCTACCTACGATTGAACCCATATCACCTTGTCCAAAACTCATTGTT